TGGCAGTATTATGTCAAGACATCGTACCTATATCAGCACTACTACCACCTAAAAAGAAAAAATTTGGAGTATTTTAACACAATGCCGTCAACCATAGCATTACAAAGAGCAGCAAGAGAAGCTGCTGAAAAAGCTAAAGCTTCTAAGAAAAAGAAAGCAGCTGCAAAAACCACTACAACCACTGAATCATGATTACATTAGTAAAACCAATCTTATTTGCCTTTATAAAAACTAAAGCAGTTAAAGAACTGATAGTAAATTTATTAGAGGCATACGCTAAATCTACAGATAATACTGTTGATGACAAGCTAGTTGAACTAGTTAAAAAAAATCTATTAGGAGAATAACATGGCAAAGTCAGGTGCGTCCAGAGGAGCAAAAAAAATTAATCCATTTAACGATGGTGTATTAGAAGGTGTAAACGTAGCTAACTACAGCATTGAAGATAAAAAGAACGTAATTAACTATCATAAAAAGATGAAAGCTGATCCTACATATAAAATGAAAGAATTTGAAAAAAATTCTATTATGAGACAATACGGGAAAGAAGTATAATGGATGAACTAAAGAAACTACCTAGAAAAGCAACAGAAGAAACCTTTAATGAGCTACACTATCTTGTTACAGAGGACTTTCTACATAGAATAAAGAGTGGAGAAGCGACTACACAAGATCTGAAAGCAGCTTGCGATTGGTTAAAGACCAACGACATAACAGGTGTTGCCTACGATGGTAGTCCTTTAGACAAACTTAACAAACTTCTACCTACCGTTGACCCTTCACTCGTTAAGAGGAAAGTATATGGCAAGCAAAACTTCTAAATACTACAAGAAGAACCCAAAGGCTGCCGCTAAAAGGCGTAAGCAGCAACGCAAGTATAACAAAACCAAAAAAGGTCTAGCAATACGAGTCAATGCAAACAAACTTAATAGAAAACTTGGTACTTATGGTAATGGTGACGGCCTCGATGCTGCACATTATAAAGGTAGCAAAACCAAAGGCAGAAAACAAAAGCCATCTATTAATCGACGAAGCAGACTTAAAATTAAAAAATGACCCCATTACTACCAAACCCTGATCACTATTTACACAATTTAATAACCATGA